CCGACACCCCCCCCTCCGCCCCCCCCCCCCCCGGCCCCCCCCAGAGACGCGGATGTCCTACGCTCCTTGATATAAACCCCAGCAAAATGAACACCATTCTTCACCTTTTAACGGCGCTTTTTCATGCTTGCGCTGGCCTTTTCTGCGCGGGCCTTCGTCTGCCTCTCAAGGGCTGCATCCGCTTTCTCAAGCTGTTTCAGCACTAACTCGTAGACATACCGAGAAAGGCTTTTGTTTTCGGCCTCGGCCAAAGCGGTGGCGCGCTTCTTCACGTCTGCCGGGAAGCTGACGCCCGCGTTTACCGAGTGCTTGCTCGGATCTTTTTTGGGATAGGCCACGCCTCCAACGTAGGTAAACCCCAATTCTTGTCAATTTTTGGGGTATGGGCAAAACACCCCATTTTATGCTTTGACAAGGCGTGACAATCCTTGGTAGACCTTCTCGCATGGCGAGAAAACCAGTTGCGGAAAACAAGAAGGCCAAAGCCGCAGGCATATCACTACCAGGGGATTTGATCCGCGTTGCGCGCAAGGCCGCGTTTCAAAAAGGGATGAGCCTTTCGTCCTACGTCCGCGTGCTGTTGGTCGAAAAATTAAACGGGGAGGCGGCGTGATCCCACAGCTTGTCACCACGAAGGAAGCCGCCGAGATGCTCCGTATCTCGCGCAACAAGGTGAAGCTGCATCTTCCCGCCGTGAAACTTTCGGCGCATGGAACCCGCTATGACATAGCGGACATCCGGGCGCTCATTGAAAACAAAAAGGAGAACACACAATGGACTACATGACCATCATACTCGGAACCACCGCCCTCGCGGCCCTTGTTGGGCTTGTGTGGATGGCTGGATACGAACTCGGACAGGCGAACGCGCAAGACGCGCCGCCGCGTCGGCCCACCGTGGCCGAACTCGTCAACGAACTGAAACCCCGCCGCCCCAAGGCTGCGCGCAACCGCCGCAAGGCAGCACGGAAGGCGGTGCGCGCATGAGCATCCGCCCGACCGTCATCGACAACAACGGCCAGTCGCCGTGTATGCCGCAGCTTGCGCTTCTCGGCGCGATGCGTGCTGCCGCCGAGGGACGCGAGCCAACGCTGCGCGTTCGCATTGCCAAGGCTCTGGCTCAACTTCGCAAACGTCTCGCCAAATGACTCCGACGCCCCCCGACAACGCTATCGGTGCGATGGCGGTTCTGACCGCAATCGCCGTGCTGCTTGTTTTGGTTGCCGATTGGATTGCCAACTTACTCCGATGATCTCCGACATTTCCGACATTTGCGTTGCCTCGCACAACGGAAAGCCATCGCGCTCCGTGGGTGGCAACCCGTCGCTCGATCGTAGCGGCTGGGAGCTTTTGGCGTGGGCGATCTTGGAGCAGGCCGTGGCCGACCTCGTGCTGTTCGCCCGGTTCGGCATCATCACCACTTCGGGCAAGTGCCTTCCGTGGCCTACCACGATGAAGCGCATCACCAAGTATGGCCCCAGCGGCAAGCTCGGCACCTACTGGCACCGCGTCCCGCGCAACTTGGCAACGGCCAAAGGGCCGAACGAGCACAGGGAGCTCAAAGCCTGGTTCCTATCAGACCACGCGCAAAGCTTTTGCGACCTGATCGGGTGCAAGCTGCCGGCCAAAGAGATTTTTCACAACACACTCAAGACACACGGAGGGCTCAACCATGTCGCATGAGATGGAAATGGAAGACTTCATGCGCGCCAAGGATATGCAGATTGCCTCGCTCTGCGAGGAACTGCACCGCGAGCGCATGAACTCGGAGCGTTTGGAGGCCGAGATCGCCAACCTTTACCACGCAGCGCAAAAGTCCACGCGAGAGAACCTTGATTTGCGGAAGCGGTTGCAAGCCTACATCGACGAGGCCGATGCCGAAATCCAACTGGCCGCGCTGCGGCGGGCCGAAGCGGAGGCATTGGAGCTATGAATTTGTGCAACGCACAAGCGGCGTCTTGTAGGGAAGACAACAACAACAGCGGGGGCGGTGGCACCTTGCGCGGTGCGTTTGATGCCGCCCCCGCTAATTCCCTGACCGTTGGCGCTGTGGGCTTCGGGCCGACGTGGCAAGACGATGAGCCAACGCTGCGCGAGCTTTACGATGTGGCCTGCGCGTCCATCGTGCGGCTGGAGCAAGAGGCCGAAGAGGCGCGGGCCACGCTCGCCACTTGGGAAGTTGAGCGCGGCATCTTGGTGCGGGAGTTGGAGCGGCTGCGCGAAATGGTGGCCGACGAGCGCGCACGCGATGAAGCCTGCCGCGAATCGTGCCGGGACAAGGCAGCGGCGGATGGAGGGTGGGACAACCGATGAGCCGCGAGATTCACTACTGCCGCTGCGGGCAAAGCATTTTTGGCGATATGATTGATTGCGGAGATTGCTCGCAAAGTTTGCGCGGAGTTATTGGCATTGATCCCGGACAAGAGCAGTCGGCTTTTGTTTTATTCGATGGCTTGCGGGCAACTGTTTCCAAGATCACGAGCAACCAAGAGTTGTTGTTTCACATTCAGCAATACCAAGATCATACGCCCCATATTTTTTGCGAGCAGATTGCAAGCTATGGCATGGCGGTCGGCGCGAGCGTCTTTGAAACTTGCGTGTGGGTTGGGCGGTTTTGGCAGCGCGCACTGCAATACAGTTACGAATTTCATCCAGTATATCGGCGCGACATCAAGCTGCACCTCTGCAACTCCCCACGCGCCAAAGACGGCAACGTGCGGCAGGCGCTTATTGACCGACTCGGCCCGCAGGGAACGAAGAAAGCGCCAGGGCCGACTTACGGCGTGAAGTCGCACGAGTGGGCCGCGCTCGCGGTGGCGGTCTACGGCTGGGATCAGATTTTCGGACGGCAAAGCAACAACGCAGTGCCGCCCGCATGACCAAAACCAAGACGGGCCGAGCGCGCTAACGCTCGACCCGCAATTGAACACACACCAATGGAGACGAACCCAGAGAGCGTGTCAAAACCACGCAAGCAGATATGTGCCGCGCTGGTCAAGGCCCAGAAAGGCTTTGGCCCGGCACTGAAGAGCAGCCAGAACCCGCATTTCAAAAGTCGCTACGCCGATCTGTCGGCCTGCGTCGAGGCCGTGGTCGAGGCGTTGAACGACAACGGCATCGCCCTGACTCAGCACACGCACCACGCCGAGGGTGGCGTTTGCGTTGAGACGATCCTCATTCACGAGTCGGGCGAGGAGTTGAGCTTCGGCAAGCTCTTCGTGCCTTGCACCAAGCAAGACGCGCAGGGTTACGGCAGCGCCATCACCTACGCCCGCCGCTACCACTTGCAAACGGCGCTGGGCCTTGCGCCCGAAGATGATGACGGCAACGCGGCGAGCGCATCCGCCCCGCGAATCATCGCCAAGGATCTGACCAAAGGCACAACGACTTACGCGGCGAGGCCGAAGCCAACACCGCGCACCACGGACGAGTTCCACGAGGAACGCCCAAGCAAAGCGAAACCCGTCGAGGCCGACGATGACCGCATCCCGTTTTAACCAACCAACCAACAACCAACACACACACCATTATGGCAATTCAACTCAAAATCGACGTTAGCAAAATCAGCAAGCCCGACCTCTACCAGGGCAAGAAGGGCGTCTATCTCGACGCAATCCTCTGGGAGAACCGCGACGGCCAAAGCCAATACGGCGATGACGGCTACATCACGCAAGGCATCAGCAAGGAGACGCGCGAGGCCGGCGAGCGCGGGCCGATCATCGGAAATTGGAAGCACATGGAAAAGAAGTCGGACGCACCGAAAGCGAAACCGCAGGCCGACGAGATGGCCGACTCAGACATTCCCTTCTGACCATGAGCAACCTCACAGGCATCCATTACCAAATGGACGAGAAAGAATACCGCATGGCCCCGGCCATCGCGGGCAGTGACGCCAAGCACATCCTGCCGCCTAAATCGCCAGCGCACTACGCGGCCCACATGGCCGGGGAAACCAAGCGCGAGCAGACGAAGGCAATGCTGCTCGGCACTATGTCGCACTTGGCCGTGCTTGAGCCCAACAAGCTCGACGCGGCTTTCGTGGAGAAACCCGAAGGCAAGGAGGGCGACTTCCGCACGAAGGAGGGCAAGGAGTGGAAGGCCAAGATGGGCACCACGCCGATCCTCGACGCTGACGAAGCGCGAGCCGTGCGGGCAATCCGCGACAGTATCGCCGCGCACGATGCGGCGAAGGCGCTCTTGGCTGGGTGCGACAGCGAGGTGGCGATGTTTGCCGAGCATAGGAGCGGATTGTGGATCAAGGGCCGCGTCGATGCGCTGAAGGTCGAGTCGGACAACGAGGCTGTCATCGTGGACGTGAAGACCACGAGCGCAGGGGCCGACTACGGCACCTTCTCGCGGCAAGCGGCATCGCTTAACTACCACGTTTCGGCGGCATGGTATTGCCACTTGGCGGGGCTGAACGGCCTGCCGCCTGCGCGGTTCTACTGGATCGCGGTGGAAGTGGCCCCGCCTTTTGCGGTTGCCGTCTACGAGATCCACCCCGACGCACTCGATCTGGGTGTGGGACTGATGAATGACGCGCTGGAACTGATCGCACAATGCGAGGACGCGGGCGCGTGGCCGGGTTATGCGCCCGAAGTGCAGTGCCTCAACTTGCCGAGTTGGGTTTATGGGAGGGAGGCCAAATGACCTGGCAACCCGAACTTATGTTTGGCGCGGAGCAAGAGACGCACCGCCGCCCTACGCAAGCAGGCCGCATCCTCGCGTATTTACGCGCAGGGAATCGGCTGACGGCCTTGGACGCGCTGGACTCCTTCGGCTGCTTCCGCTTGGCCGCTCGCATCCACGAACTGCGGCGGGATGGGTGGCAGATCGAGGAGCGCACCGTGGAGACGCGGGGCGGGAAACGTGTGGCGGAATACAGCTTGGAGGGTCAATGAATGAGTTGGCTCTTTTCGCGGGCGCTGGTGGCGGAATACTCGGCGGCAAACTCCTCGGCTGGCGAACAGTTTGCGCCGTCGAATGGAACAGCTACGCAGCAAGCGTTCTTGTGGCGCGACAAAACGACGGCCACTTGGAAGCGTTCCCCGTTTGGGATAACGTGGCAACCTTTGACGGCAAGCCTTGGAGAGGCATTGTTGACGTGGTTTCGGGAGGTTTCCCGTGCCAAGACATTAGCAGCGCCGGCGGTGGCGCGGGGATTGATGGAGAGCGAAGCGGAATGTGGCAACACATGGCGCGCATCATTGGCGAAATACGACCGCGATTCGCGTTTGTGGAAAACTCCCCAATGCTCACTTCTCGCGGGCTTGGACGAGTTCTCGGAGACTTGGCCGAGTTGGGGTATGATGCGCGGTGGTGTCGTTTGGGCGCAGACGCCATTGGTCTTCGACATAGAAGAGCCAGATTTTGGTTGGTTGCCAACACCGACCGCGACAGACGGCAAGGGGGGGGCTCGTCGCAGCAATCCCGCTTTCCAAAATTGCAGTCTGCGGCATTACCTCCACGGCCAACTTGGGGGCGAATGGGCGAGCAGTGTGGCACACCCGTCATTTGTCGAAGCCGAGATGGGGTGGCCCACCATGTGGACAGACTTGCGGCCATTGGAAACGGCCAATGTCCAGGCGTGGCGGCGCTGGCATGGCGAATTTTGGGCGGGCCGAGCAATGAGTGAGGAGGCAGCATGAAACTCGACCCCGGCTTCGCAACGCATTGGAAAACCGAACGGCTCATCGACCGCTGCGGCCCCGCCGCCGTGGTGGGCTTGCTTCGCCTGTGGGGCGATTGCCAAGTGCGCCGCCGCTACACGGGCCTCGTGTTGGCCCCAGCCAAGTTGGCAAGCATGATGCGCTACGACGGCGACCATTCCGCGCTCTGGGAGGCCATGACGGACGCGGAAGCGCCGTGGCTGGATGCGGAGGAGGGCGGGACGTGGGCCATTCACGGCTTTGCGGAACACAACAAGCAGATCATGCACCTTTGGGAGGCGGGCAAAAAGGGCGGCAGGCCGAAATCTCCCCCCACACCCCCCTCTAATACAGATAATACTATAAGAGGGAGTCTTACCCCATTTGCTAACCATATGGTTTCAAATGAAAACCATTTGGTTTTCGTGACGCCCACGCTGGAGGAGGTAAAAGCGGCGGCTTCTCTGATGGGAGTGGCGGCAGACCGCGCCGAGATATGGTATCACGAAACGGAGTCGCGGCCCATTAGCCCCACGGGGCATTGGACTGACCGCAGCGGCAGGCCGTTGAGCAACTGGCGCTCGGCGCTGAAGGCATGGGATGGCAAGTGGTCGGCAAACGAAGCGGCCAGAGGGCGGCAGAATGGGCATAACGGCCACAACGGCCACGCCAAACCCGAATCTGTCTGGTCATTGCAGCAAAGAATCGAGGCCGCGCAGAAGGAGGTTGACCGCATTTGCGCGAACCCTGCAAACAAAGAGCAAATCCCTAACTCGTTCGACAGGCGCCTGAAAGCCGATCCGATGGCGAAGGTGAAGGCGCTGAAAGCGAGCATATCGGAAATGCGGCAGCGGTTGGCTGGCGTGGAGGTGGCGGCGTGAGCGAATCCCTGCGCGCCTATATCGCCGCCCGTGGCCTCGACGCCCGGCTGACGATGAACTTCCTGCAAGACAACGGGGTCATCAGCGACAACGCCGTGAGCGTGGCCGAGGTTGGCAATGGCGGTGTGGCTATTGCTTGGCTGGAAAAGCGCGACCAGAGGGCTTTGCGGGCGCGGGATGAGGCGAGGAGGGCGGCTTAATGAAAGGCGAACAAAACGCAAAGGTGGAGCGCATCATGCCGATGGGGCGGTTGAATCCTATGGGCTCGCGCTACTCAAAAAGCCGCAAGGCGACAAAGGCCAAGCGCGACCGGGCCAAGGCAAAACGGCGCAGACTTATGCAAAAAACAAGCAGACGGAGGAACCGACTATGATTGACATGAAACGCGCAGCCATGCTCGGAGGCGACCCCGCAGACCGAAAAGAAGCGTCCTATTGGCCGACGCATGAGGACAGGCCCGAAGATATCTGGGCCGACGAATGGCTCGAAATGTGCCGGGCTTCCGAGGTGAAGGTTTGCCCAGATGCTGTGAGCCACGGCAAGGCGGCACTGACCAAGACCCTCAAGACCAGCGACAAGGACGGTCACAGGCTGGCGCAGCGTGAGGCCATCGTGCGCTTTCTTCAGCAAGCGCGGGAAGTGTCGGCCTGTCCCGATCTGCAATACTTCGTCGCTACCTGGCAGGCGGCTTTTGAGCTTGAAGACAAGGACGAGGACAAGACGCAGACCAGCATCGCCAAGCAATTCGGCGTCACACGGGCGGCGGTCAGCAAAAGAGTCGTGGAGATCCGCAAAGCAGCTAACCCGGCGACCATCGCCCGAAGCCAGAAGAGCATCGAGGCCAGAAAGACTTATGCGTTGCGCCAACTGATCGTTGGTCAGACGCGAACCAAGATAAACCTAACAACAACACAGAAGGAGACGGCAGACATATGGGCACAGAACTAACAACAGCAGTCAGCGTGGAGCAGTTGCGCGCATTGGCCGAACGCATACGCGAGGCCAAGGTCAGCGCAATCAAGGAAATGAAGACGGCCATCGAGGCCATGCACGAGGAGGGAACGCTTTTGGTGCAGGCAGAGATGGAGTTGGGCGCGGCCTTTGATGGTTGGGTGGACGGGTTGGCCGATCATGGCGTTGACCCGATGCAGGCGCGCTATTGCATGAAGGTGGCTAAGAAATACAAAGAGGTGAAGAGCCTGTTTGCTGATCCGAGTGCAGCCAAGCAGATGGTGCTTCAGAACTTTGCGCCTCCTACTCCTGCCAAGCCTGAGACGGAGAAGGCTAATGACGTTGCGCCCTACTCAATCGTGGTGCGCTTCAATGTCGATCCGATGGACCCGGCGTTTCCTCGTGCGCGTTTCTTGGCTGAACCTCAGGTGCGGTCGCTGATACAGGCGGTGCAGGAGCTTGAAGGCTAAAAGTAACCAGCGATCACAGACAGCAGAGCAAACACAAAAGCAGCAACCAAAACCGCCCCAATCAAATGCACGGGGTCTTTCAGAGACATTTGATTGTCTGGCTTAAAGGCGTGACCGCAATGCGGACAGGCTTTTGCTTTCTTGGATACCGATTGCTTGCACGAAGGGCACGGGAACAGGCTCATGCTTCACAGCATAGCACACCCGCCCCCCGTTCGGGAGTCTTCTACGCGCATTAGACGCAAGTGCCCGAACCAGACCGATAATTATCTGCGAGCCATAAGCATTGACACTTGCTTATAGGCTTATGAGCCAGACCCAGCTTGCCAAGGCGCTTGGTATCAGCCAGCCCGCCGTGGCGCAGTTGGTAAAGAAGGGGATGCCCACGAGCAGTGTTGAGGAAGCGCAAGGCTGGCGCGCAGCCAACGTGGGCCAGAAGCGCGGGCGCCGGGCCAGCCAGCCCACCGCGCCCATCGGCCTTTCCGCCCTGCCCGAACTGCCCGACGATCTTGCCGTTACCGACAAGCTGCGCCGCATCGCGGTCAACGACTTTGAGCGGGCCAGCACGATCCAAGAACGCAGCGCCGCCAGCCGCACGGTCAAAGACGCGGAAGAGGCCCATGAGATCCGCAAGCGCGACCTCGTGCGCTCCGAGCAAGAGTCGCAAAACCTCATGCACCGCGACCAAGTGCAAACCGTCATTGCCGAAGAAGTCGGCAAGCTCCGCGCCCTGCTTGAAGCCATGCCGGGGGCCATCGCAATGGCCGCAAACCCTCACGACCCCGAACTGGCCCGCGATGCCGTGGCCGACTATCTGGAGCAAGTCTTCTCCACCTTGAGCAACACAGGCAATGCGCTGCGAGTGGATACCAGATAGCCGTGAGAAGGCGCTGGCGATGTGGCGGGCCCAATGGGTGCCGCATCCGCGCCAAAGCGTGACCGAGTGGGCCGAGGCCAACTTGTCTTTCTCGTCCCGCTTCACCTCGTCACCGGGGCCGTTCCGCGTCCGCAGTTATCCGTATATGCGCGAGTGGCTTGACTGCTTCCACCCTGCGAGCGGCGTCCGCTCGATGGCGCTGCTCTGCGGCGCCCAGGTGGCAAAAAGCACGGCCATCCAAGTAGGCATGGCCTACCGCCTCGTCCGCGCCCCGGCTCCCGCGCTGTGGGTGCTTGATACCCAGACCAACGCGCAAAGTTTCAGCGAGTCGCGCTGGCAAGTGATGATTGATGACAACGAGGTTTTGCGCGCTCAACTTCCGCGCAACAAAGACAAGTTTAAGAACCTCGACCAAGCATTTGCTCGGATGCATTTGTGGTTCATCGGCAGCAACAGCCCCGGCAACCTCGCGGGCCGCTCCATCTCGCTTCTCTGCTTGGACGAGGTGGACAAATACAAAACCAAGACCAAGCAGGAAGCCGCTGCTGTGCAGTTGGCCGTCCAGCGTGTCGCGTCCTTTCCGATGCATCTCATCGTGATGACCAGCACCCCCACGACTCAGGAGGGCTCGATCTGGAAGGCGTGGCTTGAGGGTGACCAGCGCCGCTTCTGGTTGCCGTGCCCGCATTGCAACGAGATGACCCTGTTGTCCTGGCCGATGATGAAATGGGACGATGACGCCCGCATTGACCAGAACCAGTGGGATCTAAAGCGCGTCCGCGAAACCGCCCGCCTTGAGTGCCCGCATTGCAACGGCCACATCACAGACGCGCTCAAGACCAAGATGCTGCGGGGAGGGGAATGGCGCGCGGAGAACGCCAACGCATTGCCGGGCCATCGCAGCTACCACTTGTCCGCGCTTTACTCGGTTCGTCGCAGCTTCGGCGCGCTGGCCGTCAAATTCCTGCAAGACAAGTCCTCACTCATGGGCCTGCAAGATTTTGTGAACAGCATCCTCGCCGAGCCGTGGGAAGACGCCATGACCGACGAATCCCGCCCGCTCATCGTCGGCGAATACACCCTTCGCGCCGAGCCCGAAGAAGGCACTGCCCGCATCATGGCCGTGGACGTTCAGCAAGATTGCTTTTACTTCGCCTGTCGCGCTTTTGCCAAAGACGGCAGCAGCAAGCTCGTGGACGAAGGCCGACTCACCACTTGGGCCGACTTGGAATTTAAGGTGCAGGAACTTGGCCTCGACCAGCAACGCAACATCGGCGGCACGATGGCAAAGCTCGTGGTGGTGGACTCAGGTTTCCGCACCGACGAGGTGCTCGATGTCTGCCTCCGCAACCGCTACATCCCGGCCAAAGGCGAAGACCGCGCGGACGGCTACGGCGTGAAATTCGGCAAGACGCTTCGCAAAGCTATCTCCGTCCTCAAGCCGTATCGGCGCGGCTATTTCCTCATGCTGTTCTCGTCACCCGCCGCGCAAGACGTGCTGGAATGGCTGCGCGGCGGCAAAGGCCCGGCGTGGACGGTGGCCGCTGATGCGTCCGAAGAATACAAAGCGCACTTGGACGCGCATCGCAAAGTGATCAAGCGCAGTCCGCTCACGGGCCGGGAGAACTACATCTGGAAGCAGATTGGGCGCCGTCCCAACCACATGCTCGACTGCGAGCTTATGATTCTGGCGCTGGCTGAATACGGCAACATCATCAAGCCGAAGCTGGACGAGCCCACAGAGTAAAACCCCCAAAATCAAGGGGTTAACCGTGGGCAAAAAAATTTTCAAAAAAAGTGATTTTTTTCGCTTGCATACGCAAGCGGCTGGCGTATCTTGGGGGCATGGAAACAAACACCACGCAAATCAAAGCCGCCACAAAATACACAGCCCGCAGCGTTTGCGATTACAACTGCATCTTTGAGTTGTTCGTCATCAATCGCACGGCCAAGACAGCTACCATCAAATACAATGGCGAAATCCGCCGCACCAAGATCAAGACGGATTACACCGGCATCGAATACCTTCGCCCCGACGATTACAGCATGGCGCCGATGTTTCGCGCGGCCTAACAACCCGCGCGGGGTTCCATCCCCCGCGCATTGCAAACACACAATGAAATTGACCGCCAACGAAAAAATCCTCGGAATCGAAACCATGAGATCGCGCGTGCAAATGCATCACGATGGCCGCTTAAATCGCGGAGTCCTCGACCAGTTTCGTTATGATGTTTATTTTCAGACACAAAGCTGGACGCGCTCCCAAATTGTAAAAGCCTTTCGCGCTCTGCCAGAAAATCAACAGTCAGACAATCGCGGAACTTATGAGCATTATGTGCCGACTCCAAGGAGCGATGCCGAAATGCAAGAGCTTATCAAAAACTGCGGCGCCGCCCTAACTCTCGGATGAACTGCCCACACTGCCACAAACCAATCCCGAACGCCGTTGATGTTCGATCCATCGGCAGCAAAGGCGGCAAGGTTAAGGGGCCGAGCAAGGCCCGCACAAAGGCGCAGGCCACAGCCGCCGTCGAAGCCCGGTGGGCCAAGTATCGCGCCAAGCAAAAAGCCAAGCGCGCCGATTGACACCGCCGCGCGTGAGCAATGTCTCCGCGCTCCTTTGTTTTTTCAGTTTGGGTAGCCAACAACAAAGACGCGACAAAGACAGTCGCGGCGCTTGAGGCCATCGCCTCCAACAACTTCACCGTCGCCAAGGAGGGCGGGCGCGTTCTTGTCAGCGCCAGCATGGGGGGCAAGAGCTACTCCTATTCGCTCCCCCCAGACCAGACCGCAGGCACCGTTGCGGATCTGGCGTTCTATTGCTGGAAAGAGATTAAGGATCTCAGCGCCGCCAATTTGGAACTCTGGCTGACACGCAAGACCTCCAAGACCGCCATCGCGGCCTTCAACTACCCGCTGCACTGATGAAACTCGCCGACCGCTGGAAACTTGTGACCAAAGCCTTCAGCCCGAAGGCGCAAAGCTACGATGCCGCGCGGCCTTCGATTCAGCGTCGATTCCCCTACAACGCCACAGCGACAGACAGCCACATCGACGTATCCGGCGCCGACCGCGAGCGGCTGATGAAGTTGAGCCGCTGGGTCTACAATAATATGCCCTTTGTCCGTGGGCTGATTTGCGAGAAGGCCAGATACGCCACAGGCACGGGCATCCGCCCGCAGGCCCGAAGCGGCGACGAAGCATGGGACAATGCCGCCGAAACTTTCTTTGAACAATGGAGCCGCGTGGCCGACATCCAAGGCCGCTACACATGGCGCGAAATGCAGCGCATCGCCTCGGTCGCTATCGACCGCGACGGCGAGGTTTTCTTCCGCGCCACGGCACAAAGCACCGGGTATCCCGCGCTGCAACTCATCCTTGCCCACCGCATTGGCGATGCGCGCTCCTCGATCTACGAGCCAAGCAACCCGACCGCCCGCGAAGGCGCGCAGAACATCATCGACGGCGTGGTGGTCAATCCGCAGCTGCGCCCGATCTTCTACCGCCACTTGGTCGGCGATGGCGTTGACCCGGCCCAGCGTTTTGAGGACATCCCGGCACAGCAACTCATCCACGTTGGCGAGGCCAGCCAGGGCGACGAGCTCCGCTACGTCACGCCGCTCGCCCCGTCCATCAACCACCTCCGCGATGTGTCGGACGCCATCAGCTTTGAAAAGATGGCGCTCAAAATTTCCTCCTATATCGCCCTCGCCATCAAGTCCTCCAACCCGCAGGGCGCGGATTTCTTTGGCGAGGCGACCCACTCCGTCAACAGCCAAGACAACAGCGAAGTCACCGTCGAATCCCTCGGCAACGCAGGCGGCGCCATCCCGCGCCTCGGCATGGGCGAAGACTTGATCTCTTGGACATCGAATCGCCCGACACAAAACTTCCGCGACTTCTGCGACCTCCTCCTCCGCGAAGTCTGCCTCAACATCGGCGTGCCGTGGGAATTTGCCGCGCGTCCCGCCGATGCGGGTGGTGCGGCCCTGCGCGCCGTGCTGGTTCGCGCGCAACGCACCTTTGAGCAGCGCCAAGCCCTGCTCATTGACCGCCTTTGCTCCCGCGTCTGGGCGCACGTCATCACGCTCGGTATGCAGCGCGGCCTCATCCCGCAAAACGAAAATTGGTGGCGCGTCGAATGGCAGCGCCCGGCGGCAGCGTCTGTGGACTACGGACGGGAAGCGCAAGCCAACCTGAACGATGTCCGCGCGGGCCTCCGCACCTACTCCGAGGACTACAGCGAGCGCGGCCTTGAGTGGAAAGACCAGCTTCGCCAGCGCGCCGTAGAGGCCAAGTATCTGGCCGACTTGTCCGCCGAGTTTGGCATCAGCGCCGACAGCATCGCCACTTTCAATCCCAACCCTGCACCGCCGACAAACAGCGGCGAGGCATTGACACCGCAGCAAGCGCAATGAGTCGCCACTGGTATGCAATTCAACAGACCGCAGACGGCGAAGCCGAAGTGTCCATTTATGATGAGATCGGTTTTGGTGGCGTCACCGCAAAATCCTTTCTTGCCGAACTCAAAAAACTTTCCGGCCAGCGTGTTCACCTCCGCATCAATTCTGTCGGAGGATCAGTTGTCGAAGGAGCCGCAATCTACAACGCGCTACGTCGGCACAAAGGCGGCTTAGTCGTTCACATTGATGCACTTGCGGCCTCGATGGCCTCGGTCATCGCTATGGCTGGCGACGAAACGCTGATCGCCGACAACGCGCTCGTCATGATCCACAACCCGTGGGGCATGACGATGGGCGATGCCGACGAACTCCGCAAAGAAGCCGACATCCTCGACAAGCTCAAGGCCACGCTGGTCAACGCTTACGTCCGCAAGACCGGGATGGAAGCCGAGCAAGTCGCGCAAATGATGGATGACGAAACGTGGCTCGATGCCACCGAAGCCGTGGCCCTCGGTTTTGCCGACGCCATCGAAGACGGCATCGAAGCCGCTGCCTCCATCACACCCGAAGCCGCCCGTGCGCGCTTTGACACTTTCCAAAACTCTATGGCCCGTAAATCGACCAAAACCATCAAGGCCGAAGAAGCCGCTCCCGCCGAAGTTGTCGCGGAGCCCATTGTCGAAGCCCCCGTCGCAGACGAGGCGGTTGACACTTCCTCGGAAGATAACATGAACGCCGAACTTCAAGCGAAGGTTGACGCCCTCCAGGCCGAACTGAACGCCAAAGTCGAAGCCGACACTGCCCGCGCGCAAGCCGACGAAGTGACGGCCAAGGAACTTGAAACCCTCAAAGCCGAAGTCGAGCGCCTCACCGCCGAGTCGGCCAGCAAGGACGAGGAGATCACCGCGCTGCTCGCGGCCTCCAAAAGTGCTGGCGAACAGGCTGCGGCAATCGTCGCTTCTGTTGGCCTTGAGCCCGTGGTTATGCAGCCTGCCGAGCAGGAACTGAGCGCCGCGCAAATCTTTGAATCACTCAGCGGCTCGGAAGCCGTCGAGTATTACCGCGCCAACAAGCGCGCCATCATCGCTTCCATTTACTAATTTCATATGGCTACAATTAATAGCTCGTTAAACGACCGTCTCATCGCCCAAGCGGCGCTTGAGAGTTTCACCGCGGATCTTGAACCGCTCTCGATTTTCACTACCAGTTACAGCAACGAGGTGGTGCGTCGTGGGGCGTCTGTTGAGGTTCCGCTGATTGCTAACCTCACCGCGACCACCTTCGCTGACTCATACGAGGCAGACGGCGGCACGATGAACAAGGTCACGATCAACGTGGACACCCACCGCATCGTCACCGTTTCGCTGTCCGACACCGAGTATTCCAAATCCTCGGCTGCGGAGATCACGAAGTTCGCCACCCAGCAGGGCAAAGCCCTCGCGCAGTCGGTGCTGACTTCCTTCTACAACCTCTTCGTCACCACGGCTGGCAGCGCCGCGCAGTTCAGCGCCACGCTCACCAACCTCTCAGCCTTCACGATCACCAACGCCCGCGCCCTCCGCAAAGCGTTGAGCGACGAGAAAGCCCCGTTGACCGACCGCGCCCTCATCCTCAACACCACTCTCTACGACAGCCTCCTGTCCCAGAGCGGTCTGTTGGATGCCAGCGCCTTCGGTTCCCGTGACGTGATCTCGGAAGGCCGCGTGCCCCGCATCTTGGGCATGAACGCTTACGAGTCGCTCATCTTGCCGACCAACAGCATCAGCCTGGCTGCCATGGCCGTTCACCCGAACGCCGCCGCCATCGCCGTCCGCGCTCTTGAACCGCAGGCTCCCAGCGAGTATCTCGCCGCGACCGTGGTCAACGATCCGCAGAGTGGTCTTACTTTGGGGTATCGCCGGCATTACAACCCAAGTTCGGGCAAGCATTACGTTTCCTTCGAATGCGTCTTCGGATGCAGCCGCGCGATCACGGGCGCCGCGAAATTGGCTCTCGGAGCGTAGTTCGTCTCCATCTCATACGCAACACGGAGCCCCCGGCCAACGCCGGGGGTTTTCGTTTGTCCGGTTGACAGCGGCGCACCCGCCGAGATGGAGAAACAAAGCCCGCGCGAGCAAATCGCGCTTTGCGTCATTGTCGGCAACGAACCCAAACGGCTTGACCGTTGCTTGACTCAATTTGCCCCTGCCGTCAGCGAGATGGTGGTAGTCCACGCCACCGGGGCCGAAGCCAAAAGCATCAAAATTGCCGAAGTCTGCCAGAAGCACGGGGCCAAGTATGATGTCTATGCCAACGCGCCCGGCAACGAATGGCCGCACGTCGATGACTTCGGGGCCGCGCGGCAGCAATCCTTCGACCTCGCCACAAAGCCGTGGGCGCTGTGGGTGGATGCCGACGATACGCCGGGCCCGAACTTCGCGCCCGCCCTGCACGAACTCCTCGAAAAGCACGGCGACAACTTCGACGCCTTCGCCTTGTTTCACAATGTCGCCGGGCGCGGCATCGCCCATAATATCCGCGAGCGCCTCGTCCGCCGCGACAAAGGCAAGTGGGTCAACCGCATCCACGAGAATTTTCAACTCGTCGCCGACGCCCGCATTGCCAAGTGCGACGAGCCGACCGTGATCCATTTGCCCGACGATGAGCCCAAGCAGGGCAGCAACCGCAATCTGACCATCCTCGAAAGCATCCCCGAAGCCGAGCGCACCGTCTCCGAGATTTACCACCTCCACGGCGAATACATGGGGCAGGGCCGCAAGCCAGAAGCGATGGACTTAGCCAAGAAAGCGCTGGCCCATGTATTCGCCGTGGAGGTGGTAAATCTCGG